TCACCATTTCTCAGGAAGTTTTCGCTATCGTAAGGTCGAGCAACAAAACTGGTAAGCGGGGTATTGTATACTAACATATCGCCGTTCTGAACATTATCAGTTCCGGCGGTTGCACCACGCGAAAGATCAACATCGCTTAGTTGTTTGAATCCAGTTGTCAGGATCGCGGCACTAGCATTTGCTGATGCTTTGATGATGTAGTTGATTGTCTGGAATGGAGGCATGTTATTGTGTGCAACACTGTTACCTCTATTCGACACACTGACGGGGAATGGTTGTTTGAGATAGTCTAGGTCACTATCCCCGAGACCGTGACCTGTCCAGTCATTTGTAGCAACAGGCGCGGTGTGATCGATGTTCTGAACCGTAATGGACGCGCCGGTGAAGCCCATGCTGGTGGTGACATTATTAGAACCAACCATATCATAAACTGTAGGACTGCCACCCAAGACCCAGGCTTCGTATGACTGGTAAATATTTGCAGTTCCGGTATCACCATTTACGTTTGGTACGGAGTCGTCTCTGAATACTTGATATGTTGCTTGGTGATTGTGAGAAGGCATTTCCGCAATGCTGAGAGCATGTGTCTCTGCACCACCTAGATCACCTTCTGCACGACGAGTGAAACCAGCATCACCCTCATCTCCCTGCGGGTTGTTTCCGAGAGCGAATTTACCTCGAAGATCGGGTACATAATAAGTGTCACCTGAGTGTGTTTGGTACTTATCACCTACAAGGGCAGCGAGTTCGGGATAATCACTCGAACTGAACGCTTGTCCATTGCATAGAAGGAAACCCGTTGGTACGTCATCTACATCTCCTGCAAACGGAGCGATTGATCCGACAGGTTGCACTTCACTGATATCTACAAGATCGGTTTGCCCAATACCATTTTGAATACCAATATAGTTTGTCACATACCCAATACCATCAGCAGTGGTTTGCGTAAGCATTGCTTTACGAACTGTGCCTGTTGCCGTTGGAGACGTTTGTGTAAGTTTTCCTTCGACAGATGCACTAAGAAAGTAAACATCTCCTGCTTTTGTTTCTGTTGTTCCGTCTGTGTTGACAACCGAAAAACTGCTAGTATCAATCTTACCACCAAGAACAAGAACAAAGTTGCTGGTAGTAGCACTTTCGATTATACCAATCGCCTCTGCCTTTTCAGATGTTGTTGCCAGCGCCTTTACATATGCAGTGGTAGATGAATCATAACGAACAACATCTCCTGCACTGAAGGAGTTCGATTGGTTGACAGTGATTTTAGAACCACCACCACTACCGCCAATTTTTGTTACTGCACTTTGTCCCACGGATAACTCCTAGTTTACCTGATACTTGTATCTATATGATAAGTTGTCGAGAATTCTACTTGACCTGTTGTACCCGTCGAACCTACCGACTGAGCATCTAGAACTATTCTTTCAACACGAAGATCTGATCCTCTGTGGGTGATGTCGGAAACGTCTGCACCAGACACACCTCGAAGATCAACAGTATGATCAGCAGCCAACACTACAGATCCTACATCACTTCCCGAAGCACCTGCGATGAATCCAAGATTATTACCGGGATTGTACGGCTCAACTCGCATAGGAAGTCTTGTAGCAAGAGTAAGTCCGTTTGCACCAAACCCACCCATTGATACATCATAGATTGAGTAGTATCTCTCGCAAAGTTCTTTTTCTGTTGCGATAGGTCTTTCCTCAAAACGTGTTCTGTTAGATCCACCTTCAAGTTGTACTCTTGAAAGATCAACACCGCAACATGCGCCCCAGTCTTCTGAGACTTCAAATCTGAGTTCCAACCAGTTTGCAGATGTGTTGATATCTGCACTGAATCCTTTTATTGGACGGAGTTTGAATTCGTGTGTGTATCTTGTAAACTCTGCACTCAGTGTAATACCATGACCTGTCGCTCCAGTGACTCCACCTTCAAGAACTGCGATTGCTGCCGTTGCACCGGCACCGTAACTAATTCCTCTACCGCTGGTATGGAATACTGCGGTTCCCGCTCCACTAACTCCGTCAAACACCTGATAAAGATCAACCTTGAAGTCAACTGATCCACCATGCATAGATGTTCCACGGGCAAAGTATGAAACAGTTACGTCGTTTTCTCCTGCTGGTCCAGCAAGTGTAGTTACGTTTTCAATTCTCTGTGCAAGAGTAATTGGTTGACCACCACCTGCGGCTGCATTTACAACTCGAATATAATGTCTTGGCTCGGAACCAGCATTATCCTTTAGACCGTTTCCGAAAGTATGACCAATCTGGAAACAGTCTGCGGTGACTGTATCACGACCCAGATCCTTAGAGATGATAGCCCATTGATCCATCCAGTAACCTGTGACTCCGGTCGCGGGACCAAACCTAACTTTTTGTCCACCTGCTGTTGTTCCAGTTACGACTACATGATCCGCTCCCCCCATACCGAGAGCAAAGTCACCAGTCACATGATTTGTAAGGTCGAGACCATATGGATCTCTTGCTCTCTGCCAGAGGTCAAAGTCTCCGTTGATAATCTTATTACGGAAAGACATATCTCGGATGAGTGTGCTGTCTGCTAATTCATTTGAAGTGTTATCAAACTCAACAAAGTCGAATGAGTTACCCGCATCAGATGGAACTTCAGTTCCAACGTAGTTTACAAATACTGCCTTATCTCCGGTTACACCAATCAAAACTGGTTTGCGAATTTCTCCGGCGGTTTCTGGGTCAACCGCTGTGAATCCACCTGCACATACTCCTGCTGATGTGAGGAAGTATGCTTCACCCGGAGCAAGAGACTGTCCACCCATACCATCACATGCTGGGACTCCGCTTAGATCGACAATACCACCATATACCGCAACAAAGTAATCGTTAGTTGTTCCCGGTTTTGCGTCTTCTACAATCGCAACTACTTCTGCGTTTGTCACATTGTCGCTAGCCGCTCTTTCATAAGTGGATCCGATTCCGCTTCGGTAGAATTTGATTAGTGTTCCGGTTGTGAAACCATGACCCACTTGATAGATGAGTTCTCTGTTCTGCCAACCATAGTTCAAGTATTTATCGAGTGTAGTGCCTGTGACCACACTCGAAACAGCGGGAACAGCATCATGTCTTGGTGTGTGAGAGAATGAACTTTCAAAAGTTACTCCACTGATGAGTTTATCACCAACAAGGCTCTTGACAATCACAGTTCCTTTTTCAGTAATTTCTAGTGCATCGAAACTCACACCAGTGATAGTATTGTCGTGACCAAACTTCAGTTTGTTGACATCACCTGCTTTGAATGCTCGTATATTGAAGTTTTCGCCACTTACACCAATGTGGGATAGTGTAATTTGTGTCTCTGCATTAGAAAGACCAAAGATATCCATTGCATTGGTAAATGCTTTTGCTGTGGTAAAGTCAATTGATACGTTTGGTTTCCATGCAATGAGGTCTGCATTAGATCCATTAGATGCAACTCTACTGGTGTCTAGAATAAACTCTTTGTCACCCGAGAGACCAACAACAACGATACCAGCACCATCAAGGTTGACATCGTTGAGACCGGCATCTCCGGTCATATTATCTCCGCATGTTCCTAGATAAATGTTCTTGTCATCGATGAACAATTCGGATGAGTTGATTGTCGTGTATGTTCCATCAAAGAAGATGTTTCCGGTAAATCTGTGATCCCCTGAAACAGCGTAAGGTAGCACGCTATCTGCACGAACTCTAAATACACCACCTGTTGCTGATGAAGTATCACCAATCATGATGTAATCATCAGATGCTACTGGAGAACTTGTCCCGTCAGTTGCATCAGGCAAACCAGTGATATCGACCGCTAGAACTTTTCTTGCATTGCTTACAACATCTGGGTTCGCGGCACCAGTAGCGTCAAGAGGGTCGAGGAATCGAAGACCATATGATCTAGGCTTGCCACTTCCCTCATTTGCTTGACCTGTAACTCCTGAAAGCGTTCCATCGAATTCTGTCGCACCCTGACCGATATTGATTCGGAAAGTAGAAGTGCCATCGATGGCTCGGTACTTCGCAAGACCAAAGCCACCTTCTACATCATAGACATTGATTTTATTGACAACACTAATTAGATCATTTGATCGAAGGAACCATTCATTGAATGAGTCCGAAAGTTGTAGTGCAGTGATACTGTGGAGTGTGCTTGCCATTTATTACCCTTTGTCGATCAGTTGCCTGATTAGGTCTTTGATTTCAGACATATCAGTCTCTAGTCTATTTAGTCTTTCTGCATTCGCCTTTTTTGCATTTGCTCTTTGAATAAATGCATTATAGGCATCATTGTCTGTATTGACGATTGCACCGGAGTGTCTATCTCGCTCTAGACCATGATGTCCCTCTACGGGTATTCCACTTCGGTATTGTTCACCACAGTTATCGCACATATTATCCTTCAGTTCCACTTGTCACGCCCTTGACTACCGCTTGCGAAGACAAGTTTTTGATGCGTGGGACATTTTCTGCATTTTCATTACCAGTCAGTAGAACCTTAGTCGAGAATACTCGATACTTAGGAATAGTTGTTCCCGTAGGAGCAACGTATCTATACCGTTTGTAGTTCGAGGTTGCTTCGGCGCCAGCATACTCTCCTGCACTGGTTGTCAATATTTTTGTTTCCGAATCCTTTTCTAGTTCAACGTAACCCTTAGATCTGAAATCTGATTCGCCTTCTGGTAGAAGTTTCACATAGATCTTTGCATCTGTATTCTGTGGAAGTTGTCCGTCAAATTCAACATGAATATCATCGGCAGGATTAGGAAGAACAGTTCTTCTTGCGAGATACTTGCACTTGCCTTTGTCGCTTTCCGGGGCAGTTGGATCGAGTTCACCTGTTGTGTCATCGCTCATGTTGTACTTGGTTGCGATTAGATTTAGATCATCCAAGTCGAGTTGAGGAGTGGTGTTTTCGTCGTTTGTACCCATAGTAATCTGAAGGATGGGTGTAGTATCATCAACTGCAAGAGTTGCCTTCTTCGACAAATACATCTCTTCATTAGGTTCTATAACCTTTGCGTCTTGAGGAGCAACACCCGAGTCTGAAAGCAAAGTATATGTCATAACTTCACCCGGATCCGCCACATCACTGCTCATAAGAAGGATCTTGTTGCAATCGGGTGTTACAACTTGTTGATCTTCTGTATTGACTACAGTAGTTCCTCCGGTAATACCTTCACCAGTCATACCGGCTACTCTAAACGATTTAGTCTCGGAAGTCTGGAAAGTGGATCTGTTGACCCGGAAGAGAATTGATTTGGTTGCATCGGTTTCTCTTACACCATTGTTCTGTGTTAGATAGAACTTATTGACATATGGTTGTTTTGCGATTTCATTTACTGTTTGCGTTCCATCGCCAGTGATACCTTTATCCCCTACGATACCTCCCCAGAGTTCATCTGCGTTAGTATTACTGATTACACAAATACCATACTCACCGGGATCTAGTCGTGAAGGAGAACTGAGTGTGAATCTCGTATAATCTTCAACAGCAACACCGTTATTATTCGTGGAAATATCACCTCCGGTCAAACCAACATCGCAACCTTCCATAACATGATCAGGATCGGGTGCGCCATTCTTTATTGGTCGAATTTCCATACGAACGGGAATATTTGGATCTTTGAACTTGAACCAAAGATCAACACTGCTAAGAAGAATTCCTGTTGGATACTCTTCTTGATCGACGGTGAAAGTTTGTGTTAGAGGATCAACACCTGATGCGGGATCGGAGTAAGTACCAGACGACAAACTCTGTGTCGATGGGTTTCTCTCTGACTTAGGAGAAGATCTCCTGAACAGACCCTTTTTGCTTCCATATACCTTACCTCGCTTGGCAGAAGAAACATCGTATAGTGCTTCTGATGCTGTCGTTGCGGTTGTCATTGATTCTGTTGGATCAACGTCTGTAAGTCTGAATACCTTTGTACCGGCAACAGATGCACCAAACTCCGAGATGGTGAATGTACCATGACATTCTCCCTGTTCGTTAGAGTACAGTTCGGTTCCGCTTACCCCCGGTGTATTTCCAGTGATAGTTCCGACTTCTTTGAGTCTGTTTGCTTCTGCCGATCCTGTAGTTCTATCATATACATCGGTGTGGGTTCCGAGTGCAAGATTGTTACCCGGACCACCGAGTGCATTACCGTCAAAGTAACCATATAGTCTAGTGTTAGGCTTTAGACCCTTTGCACGGAAAGTAATCTTTCTCTTTCGTAGTCTGAAGTCAACAGTTGGTGATGGTGGCTTCTTTGGTGGGATGTAGTTCATCGCCTTGTTCCAGAACTTACCGTAACCCTTCGGGTGTTTGTGTTGTTCTTGGAGAGGCAGATTATCAAACTGCATCAAGTACTTATTGGGCGTGAACGGGTTCAGTTTTGACAGTTCGTTGTTACTAAATCTGGAGTATGGATCAATACCTCTGGCGTATCTCATCGCCGCGGCACCACCTTGCTTATTCCAGATTGTGAAGTACTTCTTATACCACGCTTGTCCAATCCAACCAGATCCGGGGTGAGCGCCGAACCCGTTCGTAAGACCTTTGTGTCTTCTGACATTTCGTTGTGCCCAGAGGTAGAATCCGCTTCGACCATTCTTGATCTTAGGCGCTCTTGTCTGGTCAACAAACGAGTCTCTCTTCGGCGACAATTCACAGAACCCAATATAGGTAGTCTTACCAGATGGGTTGATTTGAATCGGAATATTACCATCAGTCGAAACGACTGTATGTTTGTGTTGTGTGCTTGGTGTGAGTTGAGCGATCCGCGTAAAGGTATCATAGGTGATACCATCATCTCGGGAAACTACTTCCAAGTTGATACACGCATCCGACCCTACAGGTTCAATAACACCATCACCGATTGCACAGTTGTGTTCGTCTGTGGTATCTGCACCTTCGTGATCATCAAGTGGATCGTTGAGAAGACCAACGAGGAACTCAGTTGTTGCTTCTACCTTCTGTACACTCTTCTGTAGGCTGACGATTTCACTGGTGTTCAGTTTGGTTTGTTGTTCAACGTCATTGAGTCGCCGATCAATTTGACCAATATCTTCCATTGTGTATCTCTTGAAGTCACATGCTACAGCCTCAATATCTTCTGCATAGTTTGTATATGGAGGAATGGTAAGAGTGTAGAGACAGAGGTTGTCTTCTTTATCGTAATCTGGTTCTTTCGGCATCATAGCGGGTACACCCTCTACGATCCTAAATTTGCGATCTTTGTTTAGAAGAACTTTGTCTTTTCTGCCAATATAATGATCGTAGTAAGAGAAGTAAAGTTCTCCGTCTTCGGGGGTATATGCACCAAAGACTTTACCACGTTCTTGAACAGGAATACTTTGAGAACCTGCACCATTCTCACCGGGCGCACGAATTGGTCTGTGATCAATCGCATCACGCAACCTGATCGTTTCGCCAGTTCTTTCGTTCTGGAAAGTGGGGATATGTTCATAATCAAAGGTTAGACCGGGGATACCATCAAAGGTTAGACCTGCAACGTGATTGCCATGACCATAGTATGAATCTGCAATGATAGGGAATGCAATGGTATTGTATGAAGACTCATCTTCGAGTTGATCAAAGTATAAGAATCTTACGGTAAATAGGTTGTCACCTTGTCCGTTATTTTTCCATCTATCTGCTGGACCATTTCTGCCGTTTGCATATGACTGATCGATTGTGATGAATGCATGATCGTAAAGATGTTGTTTCTGACCATTGTTGAGACTGAACAGTTTTGTAACATCTGCTTCATCGGAATCAACTTCAGCAGTATTGTCTGTAACTTCCAACAGCATGAAAACATCAGAGGTTTCTAGGTTCAATCCATAACCCGCACCAATCGCGTTTGTAAAGACTCCACTCTCAGTTCCGGGGTCTCCACCCGAACCTTTGATAACCACAGTTCCTTCTTTTAGTCTTTTCTCTCTGTAGTTACCATTTGAGATAACACCAGTAGAGTCCTCTACTCTTTGGTTTGCGAGTAGGTAAACTTGACCAGAAGATCCTGCTGGTAGTTCGATTTCAACAGTCTTGTTTCCTGATTGAGCAGAAATTGTAATACCGGAAGAAGCCGAACCCGGATCATAAACGGTCCCCTCATGAACTACAATATAATCGTCAAGTGCATCAATGTCATCGATGAAACCATCGCTGTTGTTTAGACCTTGAAATACAAGTTCAGAGTTGGGGT